CCTCAACACGAATTGAGACTGAGGTGAGAACAGGATTAGTTTCTCTTGGAAAGCTGAAGCGTGTGTAAGCGTAGATACTTTCGTATGGGCCACACCAACGTCGATAGGAGCGCTGTCAAGAAGCGTCAAGACGGTCGTTCTAAAGAAGTTGAAATACTCGTCTGCCTCGGAGAACAAAACGGCGGTATCAGTCAAGATTCCTAACCGGTTCTTAAAGAAGAATAGATCGTTAATAGTACGACCAACAAAAGACGGATCAGGGTTTGTATCATCATCACCTACCAATCGACCCGTCCAATCGGCGGTATCAATCGCGTAGGAAGTAATCACACCGTTCGTTAAAGTCGGTACGATTTGAATCGGCATGGTCTCGTTATCAAGCGTCGTTTTAACGCCGTATCCAACATCCTCTTCCCACGATCCCTCACCGAATGTTTCCCCGTCCTTCGTAGTAAACTTTACATAATAGTCGTCTTGAACGAGTTCCACATCGCCTTTTACCTTTACCCTGAATCCATTGTAACACTTCTTAGGTAGATCGGTAATCGCACTAACCTCCTTATAAACGACGCCTAAAGCTTGGTCGGAAAGACCATCACTTGTTCTAACGGTAAAGTCTGAAGTAGAAGTCAGTTTGATCAACGAGTGTTGACGAGTAGCAGTCCCGTTAAAAGCGGATACAGTACCGAGTACAGCGACCGCTGTAGCTCGATTCCCTCCCGAAGGTGGTAAGCCTATCTCAATCGTAGGAACTGAAGTATAGTCTGCACCTCCGTTTGTAATAATAATACCTGTAACATTCCCGCTTGAGTTTACAGTTGCTACCCCAGCAGCTCCTGTTCCCCCACCACCTGTGAAAGTAACCGTAGGAGGGACATTAGGATCGTAGTTATTACCAGCATGGGTGAGTGTGGCAGAAGCAACATAATCTGCATTACCACCATTAGCTAAAACCGTATACAACTGACCGGCTATAACTTCCGTATCAGCGTCGCTACCTATCCCGCCTACACCATCTCCTGATGTGATCTCGAAGGTCTGTTCTGAACCGCTACCTACTCGGATATGGATAGCATACTTCTTGTCGTAATCGCCGATCTTAACGAAGACTAAAGCTTCGTTTTCTAACTCGTCAGAAACGGCGTTTGTCATCGCCACTTCCTTGTTCGTATCTGCTACAAATGTATAGTCAGCTACGGTCAAAGCTTTAAGACCCGATAGAGGCTCGGTAATGCCGTTTAAATACGCTTGGGCTTCTGTAGTAACGTTAGATGTTATCTCCGATCCATTAGCCACATCATAGATGCTTACATCCGTAGTACCGCCGTCATGGTTAAATACCATAGCGTGTTTGTTAAGCGGGTCACGATCTACGAAATGAACGAGTGCTTCGTTCTGTAACGAGGTTCCAAGGTTCGCTACATACTCGGTATGGGGGCGTTTATTAAGCCCGTCCACAACGGAGCTAAAGGCGTTTATCTGCTCTTCGGCTTGACCTGGATAACGGAGGTTATCGGGCTGTTGGGAAACGCCTTGTACAAGATTCGGTACAGATGTAGTGATTAAAGGCATTAGCGGTCAAGGACGCGTTGAACATCGTAGTTATCAAAGATCGTCCGATCAGCGTTCTCGCTGTCGCTGTCAACGGCTGAAGCCTTCGCTATGATCTCGTCTCTAAGCGTGAAGCCTTCAATCTCTTGAGATCCTAAATAACGATTAGCAAACTTCCGTGATGCCCGTGTAATAAGATAGGTACGGAATTGCTGTGGTAATTCTTCAAAGTCTAATTCAAAGGTAATGGAAACTTCCAAATCACTTTTGAATACATTCGTATGGTTCTTGCGGTCGTATAGTTTAGTACCGCGTTGTACGACATCTATATCAGTATATCTATTCGGATCAGTATCTACCTTTAAAGTATTTGCTGGTAGGCTAATCTCGTTAGTTGATGTTCGTACAAGAGGATAGTCATGTTCTGTATTGTAATGCCAACCTTCGGATTGTACCTCACGACTAACCTCGTTTAGCACGTTCAAAGCTGTGACGACGGACACGGGCAGACTGCTAACAGCAGCTCCAATGGAGTTAACGGGTGATTCGCCGATCACGCCAAGCATAGTATTTATTGCTTCAAGCTTTGTTGTAAGTGCCATAACTAAAAGTATTTAATGGTGCGAGCAGGTGCGAGGCGAAACGAATGAAAAACCCCGCACCTGCAACACAACCAAACAAATCGAAACTATTTCTGAAGCTCGATAGCACACTCAGGACGGAGGATTCCGTGACCCATTGCGTACTTCGCTACAAACAAAGTTCCTTGACGCTCGATCTGATACTCAGATTCGGTAGCAAGATCAAGCAGTTTAACGGTTCCTACAGCAGCAGGGTGAGCAACGATACCAAGCGAGTTGGTGAAGTTACCGTCATATCCTACTCCGTTAGATCCGAAGACGTCGTTAGATCCACCAGCGTCAATTCCTGCTCCACCGGACAAGTCGGTTGAGGGCAAGTGATTGGACTTGTAGATACTGATTCCAGCTACTTGAGGAATAGATCCTGAAGCGATAGAACCAAGACCACCGATGTCTTTGTTTACAGCAGATACTAAGTTGAAGCTGTTGTTTCCGTCAGCACCTGTGATCAACTTGTAGTACTCGTTAGGACGAAGAACGCAGAATCTTCCGTCGGAAGGAACGTCGTTCTCATCGAGTTTCTGAGCTGCGGTGAACAACGCGGCAACAAGGTCGGCTCCTGTAGGATCGGCATTGTCTGCGTCATCAGCGGAGTCAGCTCCGGTTCCCATAGCGTTAGCAGAAACGTCGAGGACACCACCAAGCTTTCCACCGGTTACACCTGGAACGGTCTCACGGGCAGCACCGATGAACACCTTAGCAATAGCGGTGTCAAAACGGATAGCCAATGCTTTACCAAGTTCGGAAGCGTAGACGGAACGGATGTCGTAGTGGTTCTTAACGTCGTCGATGCTGGACAAGAAAGTTGAGGCGAGAAGAACGTCGTCAATGGTGATGACTTTTTCATTCTTCTTGATGTCGCTCAAGTAACTGTTACCAGCGTCTGCGATGCTTTGACCAGGAGTGTAGTAAGAAGCGGAAGCTACACCTGTGACAGGGAACTGAGCGCTTTTACCATTCTCGATGGTGCGTACTGTGTGTAAACCCTTAAAGATGTTATTCTCTTCAAAGGTAGTGAGGATTTCGCCAGCAAACTTCTTCAGGAACAATGCGTTTACATCGCCCGCTGAATTAATCTGACCGACGCGTGATGGATCTGTATCTCCATTAGCCATGATTATTTATCTCCTTATATTTAGATTGTTGTTAGTGTTTAGCTGACTTCTCGCGTCGAGTTCGTTCGAGGTTATCCTGCGCACAGGGCAACGACTTCTGTCTTCGTCTGATGTCAAAATTGTTATCTCCGTCCTCCTGGTGTGAAGTAAAAGCCTACGATCATAGGTAATACTACTGAGCATTCAAAGAGGCAGAGATGTCCTGTTGTAAGAACCAAATTGGTTTGCTCTGCTGGAAAACTGAAGAGTCCGAAAAGAATCTCCGTTCGTCCTTCCCCTGTAATGTTTGTTGTACTGAGGAGCGGGACGCTTGGATAAATTGCTGTGAGGCACGTGACGAATCCGATCGAACCCATTCCGATGAGTGCGAGCATCCGGCGTGTAGCCCTAGTGAAAGCACCGCCATCACCGCTATTAAGACTTTCCTGAAACTTAACTGCAAATTCATTATTCCTAGCCTCCCTCGCCATTTCTAGTTCGTACTTCTGTTGACGATTATCAGACAGCATACCGAAGACTCCCTTCAGTACCGACCCCATAGCGGCACTACCACCGCCTGTGAGAAATAATGTCAACAACTCGAACATACTATTAAAAGTCAGATACGGCTAAACGGCGATCTAATTCTGCGTGGTAAGCTTTATCGCCGTTCTTATACTTAGGATCTTGCATGAACCGACTGACTTCTTGCATCGAATTAAACGGCATAGTAGAACTACCTGTAGTACCGCCTGTAACGAGCTTAGGGCCTGTCGCTCCAACCTCAGATTTGTAACGAGCATATAAACCTTTTACTGCGAGCTTGGCTTGCTGA